ACAGCACTTTCAAATTCAGATGGAAAATAAGTCATGGAATTAACCAAGGTCAATGTAAGCATTCGCGCTATCACAACCATGGCAACCGGAGCACCGGAGAAAATCCGAATCTTGTCCTCAGCAGCTTTCTTGAAGGAAATAGCGGCATCCTTGCAATTCGTTTTAAAAATCACATTGGAACGCTCTCCATCCAACCAGCATTGCATCGTGAATTCCACTTCAGCTTCAACATCAGCTTTATCTTTGTCGAAGACCAGCTCATACACGATATTTGAAGTACCATCTTCTGCTATGACTTCTCGCACATATCTGGCTGTTTTTAGGCCCAATTCTTCTTTCAGCTCGCAATCGAGCATGAATTTCCATTTAGGACCATTGAGTGGGTAACTCATTGATGTTTTGGGATTGACTGGTTCGAAACCTTTGACACCGGGAACTCCATTTAGAGCATCATCATAACTCAGCGGATGGACAAATTCTTTGAACTTACTTTTGTCATTAAAAATGTCTTCTTTCAGCTTTGTCATCAAATCCTCCTTGGCTAGAGCCATAATTCGCGGGTTCATATCCGGAAGAATCTCTGCTGCTTTGTCTAGATGCCGATGCCTTGAGGGGCGCACAGCTTTCCTTGTTGGGGCTGTATCCTTGAGTTCAATACCACGCTCAATCAGCTCAGCTTGTATCATAGAAGGCCGAATATCTGTTGTAAAACGTGACTGGGGCAATTTATGCTGCCCGTAAACTTCAACATTATGTTCTTTCTCTTTTTCAAGATAATGAACTGGATTGAAGTCATGAACTACAGTTTCCACAGTGGTGTCGATACCATAAGTCTCTCCTCGTAGAGGTGTTGTCTCTTTTACGCCAATCTTCATTTTCTTCTTTGATGCATTCATGGCACTCTTACTCAGCAAGACACATGCTCCTTCGTTCTCTTCAATATCTCCTGCGGCATGCATTCCAATAAGAACTGGATTGCGACCTGCGGTGAATATCATAGAACCACACATGCCTCTGTGAGTTTCTGCAGTGTAAGTAAACCCAGGATATTGCCCGACACCTTCAACAGTGCACATTTTAACTTCCTTAATTGTTGTAGAATGTTTATATGTGGATGGGGGCACGTACTCCTCGGGTGAACTGAGAATAACGCTCTTATGCACATGATACACGAAAATAGGGGTACCAGGTTTCAGATCTTTCATCTCAAGTTCCTCATGCATGTAGGCTTGGAAGCTCGTTGTATCCCCACCGGATGGCAGACTTACTATCACAGCATCTGAACCATAGACTGGTCGGATATTGGCTTCGTTCACTAAAGCAGTGAATTGTTTGATTCCAGCACTCGGATGTGTTCTGAG